GCCGAATAGCGCGGACTATTATTATTTATTATTCATATAATAATAGACCAAAATTGATCCGATAGCCAACATAATGATTTGACTTCGGTATCTATTGATTGGGGACACAATGTATCCACCAGTACTTTTCACACCAGTTAACTTTTCCGTCATAGTCGGTGGTTCTTTGTACTTATTATATAACTCCTCAGTTGGCATGATTATTCTCCCATTTTAGAAATGAGAACATCAGCCAAAAGAATAGTAGCATACGCAGCGATTGCTGCGACAGCGGACTTCTTTGCTAAATTTAACATCTTCGCTCCTATTAACGCATTTGTGCTAGTTTGGGTTTAAGTTCTGGTTGACTAAGATTTACAATCCCAGGCTGCTCCTCAGCAACATCAGGGATGTATTGTTGTTTCGGAGTCTGACTCTTCTGGCAACAGCAATCCTTCGAGCCGATCAGCCGGCCCGTCAGACACAAATGCAGAAGAACCGTCACCGACACCGCCATCATCTCGATCGAGTACATCTTCATTTTCGATCTCCTTTTCAAATGTTTCAGGTTCAAAGTTAAAGGGAGTATCATTGTCAGCGATCTCCCCATCAAAGTAAGAGCGCACCTTCTGCTGTAGATCTTCGAGGGCAAGATCAGCTAGTGCACGTACGGTTTCGTCACGCATGGCATGGGCAACAACGGAGCCGACGACAAGGCCGACTCCGAAGCCACTCAACCCCAGTAACACTAAGTCTACTTTCTTATCATTCATATACCAGCCGCGGTCAACATGACAATGGTCTTCGCCGTCGTCAAAGCAACCTTCTTGGCACGTTCAGTTCGAGCACCATGACGAAGCTGCTGCGCAACTTCATACTGGGTGGCGGCCTTCTGCCCCTCAACAGAAAAACCATATCTCTTACCAACAATATAAATACCAAAAGCAAACCCAGTTACCATTAGTAAATTTTCAATCTTCATACTTCTCTCCAACACCAAAATCTTTAACGTCCGAGAAGAGAAGAACCCCTACTCCGAGGCCAACTCCCAGACCAAAGACAAATTTGAGAATCATATCACGCCTCCACCAGCCATGCATTGGTTGTAAGAACGTTCATATTCCTGTTGCCACTCCTTTTCATTGTTGAAAACCCATAGATCAGCCGTGTTGTCAGCCTGTCTTTCAGCATAGGCGCGACAATTCGAAGCAACCTGAGGGTTAGAAGCGTTTTTGGCAGCAGCGGAACTACGGGCGATAAAACCGAGTTCTTTAAGAAGGAAGTAGGCAATTGCACCACCTCCGATCAAATAAATAGGACTAATCTTCATCTTATTCTCCTTATGTAATAACGATAGTCATTTGTGAAATAAACTGCTGTTTGATCAACGCATCGTTCACAACAGCAATATCGAGGCCTCCAAAATGAGGAAAGACCATATGACGCCCCAACTCCCGTTCCGCATGTTTGAAGACAAAACTTCCAACACGTCTCTGAGTGTCCGGTACGTCGAGATGAGCGATCTCTTTGAAAAACCGCCCGTAGATGCTAGAAATATGTGACTCAGTCATAACAACTCCAAATTGCTTAACATTTAGCAACAGAGCGTCATGCTCAACACGGAAAGATATACCTGCACGAATCAATCTCGAAAGAATCGATGGACGAGAAAGCACAGCGAGTAACTGAGGTGAGTCGATGACTGGCATCAGAACAGACCAATTAGCAACCGAGCTCGAATCATCACCCTCGACGTACACACCGACTCCAGGGTATGACAGAAACATAGCATACTGTGCACCCGACACACGTTTCTGAAGCGCCGAATATCCCCATAATCGATGATGAATCGTAGCCACAACATTATCAAAGAACTTAATCAACGAAGTTTCAATGACAAGAGGGTTAAGACGATCATAGGAAGAGCCGACGTTCGTCGAGTTCGGAAGAAGAGAGTAGGTATATAACGCGAACGCATCTTTCAAACGTAACAACCGTGATCTATAGTCAGACACGTTATGTCGATCGACTTCGGTCAAAGCCACGACCGCCGATACCATATCGGAAAGCGTAGTGAGACCGCTGAATCGTACATCGTTCTTAGCAGCATCACTAATTAAAGTGAATCTTTCATCCCACGGATTCGGAACAACCATTGTAGAATGTTCATTACGAACTAAATACTGTGGATAAATCTGCGGAGAGAGTCCAACGGTCGGAACAACGACAGGATTATCATATAAATTATGAACACCAGGAGTAACGATGGGTCCAACATCAAAATTCTGATTGTGTAAGAGCTCAGCGACCGGATTGTCATACGGATATGTGGGAGGATCAGCGATAGATGAGCGTGAAAACGTCGAAGCCTTATGATCATAAGCGGCGATGTAGCCCACACTACCCCGATAGACGGTAGACTCATACAGAACCGACGAAACCCCATAGAAGTCACGCACCATAGTGTACAATCCTACACCCACATTATAACATTCCGATGTCATCTTAGGATTCCCGAGTAAATACATCGACACCATCATTCCGATTTTAAAACCATCAAGATTCGAGAACGCATCGATCATGTTTCGAAATATATAAACGGGTGACGCGGAAGCGTTATTCAACGGATCTCGTCGAACTTCACTACAGAACAAGGCCGACTGAAGCTCAGAGTAAACTGAATCCTCAATCGAATTGGGATACATGTTCTTGACAGACAACCAAGGTTTCATCATTGTACACATAACGTAATACAGACTATAACGAAAAGTAGCATGACCTCTAGCAATATTGACATCCTCAAGGAACTGTTTAAAGAGAGCAGGTTGTTGTTTACCATCAGTGTACCAACTAGGGACGACACGAGCTACCTTAGCCTCCGCGAACTCGCCCGTATAAATTGTATTAGCAATAACAGCCAACAGATCCCGTTTAATAGCGTCACCTTTCTTCCCTTTCGAGTAAATTCCGAATGGGTCAATGGTGTAGAAATCGGACGTGGCCACATTACCAAGAGACTGGGGAACATCTTCACGAGTAATGTCACGCGTATAGACGTCGATCATAAGACCCATCAGTAAGAAAAGCCGTATATGGGAGTCAAGTTCACTGAATAAAACCGCCTCATGAGCACTAGGATCAAATGAACCCTGAAAAGAATCAAGGATCGCATCAATGAGTCCAGAATCAGTCAACGCGGCATCCATAACTTTCGCGGTATTAATAAGGGCAGGTCTGACCGTCCACGTTTTCGCGTCAAGAACGTTAAACCGTGTGTTAAGCTCAGGATTACGTTTACGCCCGATTAATGCATAATGATGAGCATACCGGCAGACATCCTCGAAAGTCCAGTTCGCACAGTTAAGAGTAGTGGGCAAAACGGGATAATCATTACCAGTTATCTGGACCGAGCTAAGTGCGATAGACCGAGGATCAGACCCGATAAGCGGAACGTCGTTATAGAGATGGTTCAGTCGTGTGCTCGCGGAACCCGAAGACATAAAGGGAAAAAGTTTAATAGTCATAAAGTCTCCATTGAATAGTTTAAGCAGCAAAGGGCCGAACCTCTTTACGTGCGAGTTTTGAAGCGTATCTGTTAAGATACATGTCAG